CATCGAAGCTTTCAGTAGTCCACTTATCAGCCGAGCCACCATTGCCTGGAGACTGAATATTAAACATGCGACTAGCAGTCCGACCGGAAGAATCATAAAGCACAAGTTGGCAAAGCCCTGAAAAGTAACTTTCTATCTGAATAGCAAAGTCAAGCTCAGGATACAACACAGCATTAACCAAATGCCCAGTATTCAACGTAAAAAGCAACTCTGCAAAATAGTTGTTACTGACACTGCATTTTACACAGTAGGGGCTACCTATACCGCTAGTATCTAAGCTCAGAGTGCCAACAGGCGCAGTCCAAACACCATCCGTCGGCGTCAAGCTCTGCGTCCAATCAACCTTGAGTAAAGGTACACTCTTAGTCTGAGAACCATAAATTGTAATTTTGTTGCGAATTGCTGTAATTTCTTTCCAGTACTCATAAGACTCTATCAAGTTTGCTAGGCTTACAGGGCTTGTTTTGCTGCCTCTTGGGAAAAACTCGAATTTCCCATCAGGCGTAGTACGAAAATCATAGCCGATAACGCCTGCAAGGTCGCTTTCTGCCGCTATTTCCTTCAGAAGAGTCCATGCTTGCTTATCCGAAACCTGTAGAGCCGTAAAAGTTGTATCCGTATTCTGAACAAGCTCCACGCCACCACGTACATGGCTTATCCCCGAATAGTAATCAAGTATGTCTTTAACGATTGCTTCGCCCTTGTAGCCAGAGTAGTCTTTGGTTATGTTATAACGGAAAAGCTTCTCGCCCCAGCATCTTCCAGCCACCGTAACATAATACTCCGACGGCGTAGAATCAAACTTTACGCTCTCTGTACGCGTTGTTATAAGCTGAGGCACATTGCTGCCTCTACCAATGCAGATATAGCCGTCTTGACCCACATTAAGCGGATAAGCGCCATTAGGACTGTATTTTCCGTTCCAATTCTGAAGCTTAAGCTCCCAGCTGCTAACCTCTTTCGTAGCGCCCAAATGCACTTTAGCCTCAACAACGTCGCCCTGAGAAACGCCGACAGAACCCAGTGCAATAGTCATTTTTGGAATGTCAACACTCATGGTGTTGCACTCTCAACGCCTTGTCGAGACAAAGCTTGTTGTCCAGCCCTAGAAATGCTCGTCATGTTAGTAGTCGTGTTAGTAGCCGCTGAATTGTATGCATTCACGCTTGCAGTTGCATTATTCATCTGCGAAGCAAAATAAGCCACAGCAGCCGCAGCGGCAATAATCACAGCTATCCCAATACCAGTCAACGCTAGAAAAGTAGCCTGACTAATGTTGAGAGCATTCTCCGCGGTAGTCGCAAGCCACGTGGCCGCCGTTTTAATGTTTGTAGCTACAGTCGAAGCCAAGCTTGCTCCGGCGCTTGCTGTTTCCGTTGAAGTATCCAAAGCTACTGAAGCCGTGTGCCCCGTTGTCAAAACCGTTGAGTAACTTATCAAGCGGGCCACTTCGCTCACGACAGTTATCGTCGCCAGAATCGTACGCACATACTTAGTCGTCTGCGAGTCAACCAACCCGAAATCAGTCGCCAACGTTGTTAAACCCAAGCCTAAACTGCTAACGCTGCTTATGCCCCGAGCCACAGTTGAAAGCTTCACCGTAGTCGCTTCAGCGTGAGTTCCCAAATCGTCAAAGCTGGAAGCTGACGCCCGCACATTATTACCCATCTCAGTTGCATCACTGCCGATCGCCTGAAACGTAGGCGTAGCTTCATTAACAGCCTGAATCGTTACGCTTATCTCGCCTAAACTCATGATGATCTAGCATCCACTGCTGCATTTTGAACCGCTAATTGAAGTAAAGAAAAAAGATTAGGAGCACATTCTTGCAATGCTCGAGTCAAAAACAAGCGAGCCTGAATGTATCGTGTACCTAATTCTTGAAAAAGAGCATAAGGAACACTACAAAAAATTTTGACAACCCACGTTGATACTGCTTGAGAATAGATATTTTGCATTAAACGACCAGTGCGTACTGGGGCAAGTTGCCGGGCACGATAAGCAATCTGTTGTGCATTCTGTTCTAAAGCTAATTGAACATAATAATTTAGCCATTGATTGAAGCTTTCCATGTTGCCTGCGAAATTCTCATCATTAACTGTAACAGTGCATTCAATACTCATCTAAAACCACCTTGATGCTTCATTTTCTCCATCTCTTCCTGCGACTGCTTATCAATTTCGCTAAGGATAACAAGAAACTCCTGCAACCTCTTAGCCGGCTGCTGCTTGAGCTGCTGAATAGTCCAACCGAACTCTTTGCACAAGCGAAACTCAGTCAGGGCTTCATGCGGTTTCCCGCGTCTCATAGCCCTTAACAGTTTTTTGTCTCGTCAACTGACACAACACTAAGCCTATTCGCTATTCTGCTAAGCAACTCGCCTAAGGCTATCGGAACTCCATTGTCACCTTCGCTTAACAGGTTCTCAAGCGTTATCGGCTTGTTCTCCGGCTGCTCCACAAGCGAAGCAAAAACGGTTTCCGCCTGAATCGCCACATAATCCGTTGTTACAACGCTGCCTGTCTGAGGATTATACCTCGTATATTTCTGCAGAATACGGTTTCTTTTAGCCCAAGTAATCTCCTGAAAAACGTATTTGCCAGTGTACTCCTTGCCATAACGCTCATCAACCTCAACGGTTTCTTTTCGCATTTTTCAAATCATCTCCATTACCATAAAATCAGCATACCACGTACATCCTAAAGCCCAATGTACGTAGTAAAAGGCAGAATTCCGCCTTAACTCATCAAAACGTCCCTAGCAACAAACGAAGCCTTAAGCGACACCAAATCCTCAATCTTAGTCGGCGCATTTACTTTATTCCACTTGCAGTACTTGAACAAGGCACTGTTGCTAGCCAAACCAAAACTGAGACTAAACTCAGCATCGCTTATGACATCGTCGAATTCAGCTTTGCTCTCAAACTCGAAAGTTAACTCGCCGCTCAACACTCTTTGTCTTGCCTGCAAGTATTTCAGCAAATAAGCTGTAGACCCGATTACAGGCACCTCTTTCAAGTGATTTTCAATGCTGAATTTCCAGTCAGTCACCCGCGTTATAGCAGTCAAGCTTGATCCATCTGCTGCGCCTCGCTGCACACTGCTCTGATAAAACGGAACTGCACCAGCATAATCGCCATACGTTGCTCCAGTAATCTTAGCTGTTCCAACAGTCAAGTCTTGCCCAATCAGTTCTACAGTAGCTTTTATGTAAGATTCGGCGCTGCATTCAACGCTTAACTTGTCGATTCTGCAACCCAAATGCAATAGGCTAATTATGTCTGTGGCGCTTGCGAATAAGCCTTTATAGTAAAGCGCTTGAACGCTTAAGCTGTTAAGAGTTGTAGCGTGCTGAATCAAGGTTATCGGCGCAGCACTCGGCAAAGTATGCGAGAACTTCAAATGCGGCTTCCTCAAACCCTTCAACAACGCCTGCGGATCACGTGAGCCAACGCCCATCACTTTAATCAAGCTTGGGTCCAATTCTGGCTCAAAGCTTTCAGCGTTTACTCCAATCATAACTGGATTCGTCGGCGTAACTCCATAGCTGCTTTCAACAATAAAGTAAACTCGGCTTTCCTGCCCACCATACGTTTCAACCATTTTTCTTTTTCACCTTTTCTTTTGTCATAAAAAAATGACTGTAATGTTTAGAACATGCCTCCAATATCCTCAAGAGACCAGGACTTCAAGACAAATGCTGTCCTGAAAATGAAGGGCTTGACGTCAACTTTGTCTTTATCTTGATAACTTACGACGTCTAGATAGGTGATCCCGTTAACTGTAATCATGCAGCCAACATAATCGCAGTTCAAAACTGCAGGAGTGGTTCCATTGCTTGAATTTGTTGATCTAACAAGAAGCCAAACATATCCGTTTCCGTCAACATAATTAGGCGCCGTCGACGTCAGGCTTATTGTAATTGTCTGGTTACTGCTACCGGTACCGCTTGAAGCATTTTCCCATTGACTAGTTGCTGGATTCCAAACTTTAATTGAGCAACCGTTCCCGCCGGGAGCAGTGCCGTAACCAACAAAAATTAAAACCATACTCTGAAAAGCCGAAGCCTTACTGGGAATCTTTAAGCGAAAAAGCATAAGCGCATACTGAAGGTTCACTG